CGTTTCAAATGGGTGTCGATGGTCTGCTAGGCTTTAGAAACACTTTGAAGTTGATCGAAGCAGGTAAATACGAAGAAGCTGCGAAAGGTATGTTGCAGTCTAAGTGGGCTACACAAACACCAAGCCGAGCAAAGCGTATGGCTGAGCAGATGCGTACTGGTGTTTGGCAATATCCTGAAGGTGCATGATGATCATTCAGCAGGTTAAAACAACGGTAGTCGGCATCTTGCTGGCTATCGTTGTTGTCATTACAGGCGGCATCACTTGGGGCATCGTGTCAAATAGCTACAAAACCGACATTGCCAAACTTGAAAAGCAACACGCTGATAAAGTCGCTGAATATGAGCGCAATATCGGTGCGATTCAGGCAAAGGCTCAAGAGGAAACCGCTGCAGCAATCACACGAATGAAAGCCGCACAAGATGCACTGGCTGAACTCGATAAACAAAAGACTCAGGAGTTAGCGAATGCTCAAGCTGAAAATAATGCTCTCAAGCGTGATGTTGTTGACGGCTCTCGTCGGGTGCGCATCCTCCAAACCAACCTCTCAACCAAGTGTGATACCAGTCAGCACGCCACAAGCGGAGATCCCACCGCCGTCAGCTTGGGCAATGCAGCCGCCGTCGAACTCTCTCAAGCTGCTGGATCAACTGTTCTCGGTATCCGAGAAGGAATCATTAGCGACCAAGCAAAACTGACCTATTTGCAACGTTATGTAACGGACGTTGTAAAGCAGTGCAAAATGCAATAGCATAGATTCTAGCTTTTCGTTTAGCCTTGTTTAGAATTTGGCGTACGTTTGGGTTTGTAACAGTTTAGGCAGTTAATCGAAAGAACGCACCTTTACGGAAGTTACACAGTTTCAAGACTGAAAGAACTTTGATGCCGCTAGGTAAGTCCTAGCATCCAGTTTCTTTTACCTGCTTCACCCCAAGCAGGTATTTTTTTGCCTATAGTTTAGTGTTATAGTCTTACCGTGTGCTGATACATCACAGAATGATGAACGCCTGCGTTGACTTGTTAGCGTATTTTTTGGCTAGTAAATCAGGACTCTTTGAATCCACCGATAAAATGTATCCGCGTCTTTAGGGCTCGTAAGTCATTGGCAATACTCGGACCGTCACGGTACTCCAGCGTGACGGTTTTTTGTGTTAGATGAAAATAGATGCGCTCTGCCGACCTGCTCAGTCTCAGGCATACGTGTATATGGATCGCTGCTGTTTAAAAAGGGGCTTTCCGTGAAAAGCCCCATCATCCTACGGCTGGCGAACCTTATCCATTGGAGCGTAAAACCTCGGGGTTTAGCCCGAGGATATAAGCGACTGGCGTAAGCCATACGACATGAAATGTCGTTTTAAATACTTTTGCTATAATCACTATTAAGAAAAATACGGTTAAAATAATTGTATGAAGACACTCAAATTACGAATAAAAGACAAACATTGCAAGATGCTAGACCAACTAGCGTTGGAGGTAAACTTTGTTTGGAATTATGTCAATGATTTGTGTTTCAAGCATCTACAACGCAAACAACAATTCTTTTCAGCATACGACATTGCCAAATACACAAAAGGCACATCGAAAGAATGTAATTTGCATAGCCAAACGATTCAGGCGGTCACAGAAGAATTAGTGACAAGACGCAAGCAATTCAAAAAAGCAAAACTGAAATGGCGAGTCAGCAATAAAAAATCAGCTAGGCGTTCATTGGGCTGGATACCGTTCAAGAAAGTAGCAATCAAATATGCTGATGGCTATGTTCAATATGGCAAGCACCAATTCAAACTATGGGACAGCTACGGACTAAGCAAATACAATGTTAAAACAGGCTCATTTGTTGAGGATAGTCGTGGGCGTTGGTATGTCTGTTTAGTTGTAGAAGCACCAAAGATAGAGAAAACAACATCAACCACAGCCATTGGCATTGATCTAGGGCTAAAAGACCTTGCAACATGCTCAGATGGTGTGAAACTCAAAGCCCCTAAAATCTATCGCCAATATGAACAAAAACTTGGCATAGCCCAACGAGCTAGAAATAAGAAACGTGTCAAAGCAATTCACGCCAAGATTAAAAATATACGTCAAAACATGCTGCATCAATTCAGCCATAAACTGGTGAATGAACATGCAGCAATCTTCGTTGGCAATGTGAATGCCAAAGCACTCGCACAAACTAAATTAGCTAAATCAGTGCTAGATGCAAGTTGGACAACACTAAGAACCATGCTCAAGTATAAATGCGAGAACGCAGGGGTATGGTATGAAGAAGTCAATGAAGCGTATACCACCCAAACTTGCTCGTGCTGTGGCTCACGCTCCAGTAGTCCGAAAGGTAGGGCAGGCTTAGGAATAAGAGAATGGCAGTGCATGGAGTGCGGTACGCTCCATAATCGAGATATAAACTCAGCACTGAATATTCTTGCGCTCGGACATGAGCGTCTCGCAGGAGGAATCCCCGTCCTTTAGGTCGGGGAGGATGTCAAATTCAGCCATGATATGTGATGCAGAAAATATCTCGTCAGGAACGTCGAAAAATCCGAGCTTACCGTTCAACGGTCTGTATGAGATCGGCTTAGGATCTCGGAGCACGAAAGCCTTTTCACCCATGTACCAAGGCGACTTGTGGCTATTGACGCTATCGACCAGCTCAACAGATCCGATGATACCGCCACGCTGCAGATCCTCGAATGGAGGGATGCGTACACCGATACGCTCAGCGAACTCGTTGCAATTGTAATAGTCTTTCCTCGTCATAACCTGAGCAGCATGGACGAGAAATCGCCCACGGTATTTTGTATGCCAAGACCGATTTTCGATGTCCTTTCCGCCGTGAATAATCAACCACGCCCACGGCTGGCGGATGGATAGGGCTTTCATAGATCACCCGACAATCGTGAGGCTGTGAACGTTCACCAGCTCAGGTGTAACGTTACCGTCTTTGGCGATCTCAGCACGGACTTTGCGATAGTCCTCAATGCCAGTGATGCGACCAGGAAAGGTGATCACGCCGTCATAGCTGACCGTGCCACGTGCGCTATTGAACGATGCGGAATAGTGGTACACGACATCGAGCAGGTTTTCTGAATCCTCAAGGGTGGCTGTCTCAGGTTCAGGCTGCGGATTTCGTTGCCATACTACCTTGCGGCTAGACTCGATCTCACCTGATTGCCAGTCTGTCCAGCTCGTCCATACCCCTTCCAAAGGACTGTAAAATTTATTGTTCTCACGATAAAACGCAATTACTTCGTAGGGTTCACCTTCATCCCAAAGGACCGCTGTATCAGCGCCTTCTGGCACTTCAATCCAACCATCCTGCGGACCATTCGCCAACATGAGCTTATAGTCAGGTGTCAGATACTCTTTGAGGAATGGATCGGGTAACTGTGATTCATCAATATTTAAATTTGCCATAGATTTGTACTCTAAAAAAATGGAGCGCATCACTTGCGCCACTTATTTCCTTTAAATTAATTAAAAGAGCGATTATTGCGATTTTCGACAAGATGCTTAGCCATCGAGTACGCAATATCATTTTTGATTAAATTAATTTTTTGATTGTCGGATAACCGCAACCAAGCTTTTTGCGATAAACCATAAGCAACATCGCCCGAAATAGACTGGTAACGCATGTGAATCATTCGCTGTAATTCATCAATCTGAGCACTTGCTTTATGGGTGTCGATGTATTCGACTGCGTACAACGCAAGAGATCGAACGTGCGTATTGCTCTGCGCACCAAGGAATATCGAATTACGATTAAATACCTCGTGATGAAAACGCCCGACAATTTCCTCAACCTCCAGTGTTTTGACTGGCAAGCTAACAAAATGCTGACCTAAAACCTCAGCCGTGCGATTCACGATACTGTTTGCTTCCTTTAGATCTATTTCGAGCTGACTAATTGTTTTATCTCTGCTTGCAATAACTAGCTCAGCAAGGCGAATATGCTCACGCATCGCTCGCTTCTGATTTCTGCCGAAACGTTTACCCATGATTGTCACCTTCAATTTTTGGCA